CAATGCTGTGTTCGCAGGTGCAATCAGCTCAAGCTCGCGGACTCGTGCTTCAAGTTCAGCAATCCGCTTATCCTTGGCTTCAGCAGCCTCGCGGAACTGCTGCTCCAACGCCTGACGCGCCTCAGTGTACTTGCCTTCTGATTCGAGTTTGTTCTGCTCGACATTGCGCTTGAATTCCAGCAGTTCTTGGACATCGACGCCTTCTGGAACGGCTTTAGCATCTTTCAGCTTGCCGATCAATTCATAATTCTTTTTCTCCAAGGCCTGGATGCTGTTTTTCAGCGCTTCAAGCTCAGGGTTATTTTGAGCTGTCGGAGACGTAATCTCCTGATTCTGCTCTTCAGACATGAAATACCCGTAAGGTAGTGATCAGCTCCACTTTACCTTGTTCGCCCAATACGCGGCCGATGTCTTGCCTTTGGCAATATTCTTTGCATGGCGTGCTTTGAACGACGCCCGCTTAGCTTTGTCAGCAGCACTTTCACCTTTGCGCGGAGGCTTCGTCTTAGCACCCTGCTGCCCGAAGCGAATGAGCCTCGGCTTGCCGCCCTCTTTAATAACAACAGCGTGTGACTTGCCGCTCGAATGGTTCGGCGTGCGAATGGGCTTATCAAAGCCTGGAAACGTATGGCCACCGCGCTTAATGCTCACTTGCCTTTTGGCGCGGCCCGCAATTGAGAACGCTTTTTCAGCACAGGATTGCCAGTGCTTTCAGATTTAATGGCGATCACAGGATCACCTTTTGCCCCACGGCGTGTGACAGTGCCACCACTCGGACCTTTGATGCTATAGGACCCCTCGCCCTTAATGCTGGTGACAACACCAAAGGTGCGTTTGCCCTGATAGAGCCAGCTGACTCGGGATCCCTTTTTCATTTCTTCTTGCCGCCCTTCTTTTTCTTCTTGCTGCCCTTTGGCTTATGCATCCCGCCATAATGTCCTGGCATCACTCAGCCTCCGTTGCGGTTGGTTTTTTGGCAGCTTTCTTTTTGGTCGACGCCTTTGGTTTCGCATCGGCGTCTTGCGCCTTGAATTGATATTTGCTCGGAAGCGTCACTGGACCAACAGGTAAGTGCAATTCAAGCTTAGCGCTTGCGGCGTTTCTTGGCCTGTTTAAACGCTATGGCTGCCGCCTGCGACCGGCTTTTGCCTTCTCGCATCAGCCTGCGGATATTTTCTGAAATGACTTGCCTGCTGCTACCGCGTTTAAGAGGCACCGTATTTTGACTGCAGCTCTTTTAAATTTATCGTCGATCCATCGCTTCTTACGAATTTGGCGAAAGCTTTTTGTGGCGATTCTTTCTTAAGCAGGTTACGGAACAATCTTGCCTTGCCCTTGCCGCCAAATGCCTGTTCTTGAGCCGCTACTGATTGAGTCGCAATCCATTCTGGATAAGTCATATCGGCCGGTACCAGACCACCTAGCGCTGCACGCTTCTCGCCCTCTTGAAAATCACCTTCAGCTTCTGTTTTAGTGATAAATATGATCTGAGACCTACAGCCATAATGCTGTGGCGGTTGTGGACCTTTGCCAAACTCGAATATTTTGCCATCAAGAGATTGGCAAATCGGAGTGGTACGGAAATCCAGAGTCGCCCGATAGCGATATTTTGCGATCACGTCTTGATTGGCGACATATATCTGCTGATTGATGGTGTTGACCATCTGTGTAACTGAAGTGCGAATCAGGGTCCTGATCTGAGCATCTGTCAGCGTGGTTAATTCACCACCCTTCGCGATAGTTTGAAGCAACCCTGCATCATCGTTGAATCGCAAGTTGCCACGCAATCTTTTAACCATATCCCGCAGATTCTCACCCGTCAGCATCCCATTCTGGACAGTGATACGAAATTTATCAGCAGAAGCCTCTGCTAGCTGCCTGAATGATCTGCTTAGATTCTGGCCATTGGGTAGGTTCAATGCAGATCCCCTGCTTGCGTCCAGAGTGACAACATCAGGGGGCCGGCCTAGTATTTGCTCTTCAAGGCTCGGTTGCAGCACTGCCGCGCTGATGTCTGTGGGGTCAGATAATACGACGGATCTCGCAAAATCAGGCGTAATCTCAACGCTGCGAACTGTATCAACCAGGTTGGCCTTTACCACATCCTTGATCTGGCCTGAGATGAAATCAGCCTGAAGGCGCACTAACCCGTCGAATTCCTGCGCTGCATAAATCGAGCTATCGCCAGCCCACGTATCGAGGCTTTCACGCACTTGGGCTAGTAGTGTATTTAGACGAGCTGCTTCCCTAGGATTTAAAGACCCTATATCATCGAGCTTTTGCAACGCATCAATTACGATGTCGTTATATGCCCGCATGATGTTTAGCGAGACGTAATTGCTATATCGGTTCAGGTCTATGGCCTGTCGGTAGAACGCTTCAGGTTCGCTCATATTCTCATCAAGCCAAAATTCTGAGATTCTGCAAAGCTGACAATCGATACATCGGCGCCGCTGGATAATGCCTCTTTGATGACCTGCGGGAATTGCGAAATTGCGTCAATATCATTACTACGCACGACTAATTCCGAAACCGAGCATGCGCCAACAGTCGAGAACCAAGTGATGCGAATTGCTGCGAAATATCCCTCGATCATTTGATCCTTAGCAAAATACAGCAATTGTTTGCGATTGGGGGAAGGCCTATGCAGCTTCGCCATCAGTCTCATCCTCTTCAGCTTCATCATTCTCTGGCATCTCAGCATCCTCTACCTCAGATTGCTCTGGCTCAGAGCGGTTTAGTTCAATTAAGCCACCGGATTGTGTGGCATCTAGCTCCTCCTCGATGTCAAAGTCATCCCCTAAAACCTCACCAGCAGATAACTGATTTAGCAACGTCTCTTGTGTAATAGTGCCTGCAGTATATAGCTGCAGCAATGACTGGATCTCCTGAGGCTCCAGGCGGGTAGACAAGAAGTCACGATTGACAAGGCTGCTGCCTATCTGTGCCTGTTGCATATATTGCGCATGGAATCTGAGGCAATTGTCGATCATATCTTGCATCTGCTGAGCGATCACCATCATCGTGGAATCGCCCTGGCTGCGGTCGATCCGTTTTGCCTCCGCAGTCTCTGCACTCAATTTTTGGCCCAACACAGCAGCTAGGCCCAGTTCATTGATTTGACTGGCAATCTGATCAAGCCTGCGGAATTGCGCGTCATAGCTATTACCAGATGGTTCGATATATTGGGCTGATGCTCCCTCGGGAAGCGCCATAGCTTCCCCTGGACCTGCACTGATTTCCTCAGCAGACTGCGGGAACCCGAATATTGCCAGCATCGGGACAGCACTGATATGCAGTTGATTATCGAGATCACTCTGCACTTGGTATGCCTTGAGGTTGAGCTCAGCGATATCAGCTAGCGGGGGCCGTGACTCAAGAACACCGACGCGGTTGGAATAGGCAACAGCAAAAGGGATCTCGCTCAAGCTGGTGGTGCCTTCATCGGTCAAGACAAAATCACCCTTCTTGTCTTTTTGATGGATCTCAAATGCGCCCGGCGTGAGTACCCGGACCTGCTGCACCTGCTTCTCTCCATACAATCCATCAGGCACAGTGATCTGTTCCATCAACCGCAGCTGTGTCAATTCTTGCTTGCCGTCCTTGATTTCAGACCGCCAGCCCAGGATGTCGCGTGGCGTGTACTGCGTCCAGTATGGCCTGCCATTTTCGCCCGCTTTTGGGGCATCTACTAGGACGCCAATATGCCCATATCTGATACATTTACGAGCAGTCTCGTAGGTCCACACATTTAGATCATGGCCTTGTAGATCCACATCAAAAAGCTGCTCAGTCACTACATCGCTGACATCTTCAAGCCGCACAGGTTTACGAGTCAGCATGCCCGCCAGCATTCGTTCTAGCCTGACATAAAAGGGGGCAAGAGTCGAACGCATCAAGCGATTATCATATGCTTCATCTATCTCGCGAGGTTCTTGCGGCAGGTATTTTCGGTGCCCTTTTCGAATGCCATAAGTACCTTGTAGAAGCGCCTCGATCAGCAGCCAGTGCGGCTCCATATTGACATAGGCCGTGTTCGGGCTCTCAACCGTCGTGACATTGCCTACACGTTGCCGACCAGAAAACCCTGAGTACACGACCGCCTTATGCCTAATATCTGCAGTTTAATAAAGCCGAATTCCTGTGCCACGACCTGCTCTGGCATGGAGAGGATTTAGCTCACGCCATACCAGATATCCCAGGGCGTCATTCATGTGGTCATATCCAGCATCTTTATCAGGCTCACCTTTATCCGTATAACTTTGAAGTTCCAGGGATTCAATCATGCGCACACATGTTGGAGCGATCTTGAGTCTTACTTCACCTTTGCCGTTTTCCAAAGCAGCTTGAACAGCAGCCACCCTATCACGAATCGGGGGATTCGCTCTGGGTGACTGATTGTTGAACCCATAAGATTCCAAGATCTGAATATCTGTGCGTGTCGCATTTGTGCTGCGGTTGCCGCCAGAAGCATCAGGATAGATATATACCTTGTGCTGAGGGTACCTTGACTTAATCTCTTGAGCAAGTGCGTCAGTATCATGCGCACCGCTAATTTCATCTATAATATGCAGCTGCCCGCCATCGCGCACAGCAATAGCAGCAGACATGTTTGCCACGTTGAAATCGAGACCGACTCGCAGCGGCTCGCGCTCAATATCCAATGTCGGCTCGCATAAATGGATTGCCCTATTGAACCGGTCATAGACCGCGCCAGTGTTGAGATTGACGAATTGACCCTCTAAATAGGCCTTGATCAGCTTTTCTGGATAATTGGCTAACAGCGAATCGATAAACCCGTCAGGTAAATGCGGATTGTCAGCAGTCCGAGCACGGATCAATCGGCGGTCAGGTGCCGTCTCACGCTCAAATGTCTCCCATGCCCAGCCGAAGCCCTCAGGCGTGGTCGCCACGTAGAACTGCTGCACATTGCCAGAGCGCAATCGAGCCAGTGCCATGCGTGACGCCTGCTCGGCTGTTCTTTTATTAGTGGTGTCCACCTCATCAAAGCCCACGGCACAAAGATTCTGCCCCCGGATCCTGTTCCAAGTCTCCATGGTCCGCAGCAAAATAGTATGCTCGCCTTCTTTGAACTTCAATACATATTCGGGTAATGGCGACACCCTGAAGTCGTATGGCAGACCGATGGTTTCTAGAAGTTCATCCATCGATCGCACGAGAATATCGCGCAGCATCGGCGCAACTGGCTCAAAGATGGCAGACACGTAGCCGATGTTGGCTGCAGCAATATTGATGGCTTTCGCACAGAGGCCATAAGTTTTGCCTGCACCGAATCCCGATACTAATCCCAAGATTCTGTGCTCTTGATCTTCGCAGAATGCCGTCTGATGAGGCAAAAGGGTGGAATTCAGCCGATCTAATACTTGCTCTACTGATATGCCTTCATCTGCTGGATCCGACAGTATCAAGCCATCAGATACTGAATCTAGGATGCTTGGCACTTGATCAGATATCCACTTATTCGCTATTTTATGCGTTGGGCTCAACCTAATTATGACTGATATCAGCAGCTTCATCACAACCGCTGCCAGATATCCATTGCTTACTCAGAACCAAGAGATTGAGCTAGGACGACGCATTCAAGCTTGGTTACAGCATCCTGATCCACCACCGGCTGTGGTCCGTTCTGGGCGTCGTGCACGTGACACGTTCGTGTGCAGCAATCTGCGGCTAGTGATATCTATTGCTAAAAAGTATACGTTTGCTATTAAAGGTACAACACTCACATTTCAAGATCTCATCCAAGAAGGCACACTTGGTCTGCAGCGGGCAGCTGAAAAATATGATCCAGAATGTGGCTATAAGATGTCAACTTATGCGTACTGGTGGATCAGGCAGGCTATCACCCGGTGTATCGATACCAAGTCATTGATGATCCATGTACCGAATGGCGCACGCAAAAAACTCCAGGCCTATATGCAGGCTGCAGAAGAAGGAGGCAGCAAGCTAGAAATTTTGGAACGTGCGGAACTGAAACGGCGAGATATCCGCATTGTGCAACAGGCAGCGATGTGTCAGAACGTCGGGGCTTTGGACGCACTTGATATCACCATCTGATATGAAACTATTGACATTTTGTGAAAGTGTATGTTATACTTTGTATATAGAGGGCAAAGAGCCCTCCCTTTCACATCATGGCCCGCACTTACACCGAGCAAGCCCTTCACATCGTGGATCGCCAGCTTGCAGTCTCGAAAAAAGACGGCAGTGTTGCCCGTAATCGTGGCATCGAATTCCGCCCTAACGGTTACATCTTTACAGGCACTGATCGTATAAGCAAGGCAGCTGCAGTCCAGACACTGGCAGTCAAGCTTGAAGATGAGGGCAAAGCTAAGACTGAGATCAAGGCCACCAAAAAAACCAAAAGCAGCGGCATCACATGGGACAAGCTGAATCAGGCCACTAAGGATTTCTTTTTCGAACTGGCGTCACAGATCTACGCTGCCACCAATGACTGTGATTCTGAGAACGGTCACTACATGGCCCGTCTTGGCCAGGACATCCCCAAGATTAGTCTGAAGAACGCACCTCGCCTGTCCAATCTCAAAAAGGCAGGCATGATTGAGCATAACCGAGTCGTCGAGCGCACCGGTCGTTGGATCAGCCTGACCGAGCAAGGCCTGGCCACCTATCGCGCCATGCACGCCTGATGACCGGACAGACCGGCTGGGGGCATCGCCCCCAGGATGTCATAGCCGCAGCCAAAAAGAAGGCAGCTGCGGCTAAATCCACTAAAGGCCTCACGGCTCTTGAATTGGCCTTTTATCGAGTGATTCATGCTGAAAGGGATTGACACTTTCCCTTTTGGCATGATATACTACGTATATGGGAGGGCAAAACGGACCCTCAGGTGAGCAAAAAGCGACCTAGAATCCTTCACCGTCTCTCCCACCCATTTCCATTTTTTTACGGCGCTCATAAAGACGCTGCAGCATTAAATATTTTTCGTGTACTAGGTGGTGGCTACTCACCCAAGCTCTGAGATCCTCATATTCCACCCACACGCCTTCTTCCATCATTTGCCGGTGAGGCTTGCGAGCATGTGAAGCTCTTTGTAGCATCCTAGCGCCACACCCAGTTGTCCGTCTTCTTGAGCTTTGGCAGCGAGTGCCTCAAGCCTGGTCATCTGTTGAGCCAGGAATTCCGAGCGCTCCACGCTCATTGAGCTTTTGTATTCTGACCTCGCGTCTGAAATCAGCGCGTCTGTCTGGTCATTATCGAAGTCCCAGGCCTGTGCAGCAGACTCATATATGCGGTGTCGTGGCCAAGATAAGTCAAGCCATTGTTTGACCACCCTGAGCTGGTCTTTGCGAATGCTTTCTGGAGTCCTTGGAGCCATGTCTCAAATCTAGCGCAAATTACCTACTTACCTACTTACCTACCCACTCCTTTTTTCCCTTCCCGACAACCAACTTTTTT